CTAAAAGAAAGTTTTTCTAATGGCTATGAAGTTATTTTCAGATTATCTAGTTGAATCCGTTAATGCTCACATGGAGCATTTAGAAGACTTAGTCTTTAACGAAGGATTATCAGGCACTAAAAAAGCAATTAATTTTCTTTATGATTTAAGAAAAATGCTTCAAGGAAAATCTACGAGTAAATTAAAGACTACAGTTAAATGGGATGGAGCACCTGCTATTTTTGTAGGAATAGATCCTAAAGATAAAAAGTTTTTCGTTTCAACTAAATCTATTTTTAATGCAACACCAAAGGTATATAAATCTGTAAAGGAAATACAACAAGGTGAAGAGAATAAAGATTTAAGTAATAAACTTATTATAGCATTTGAAGAATTTTCTAAAGTAGTTAAGTCAGGAATTTATCAAGGTGATATAATGTTTACAAAAGATACTCTAAAGAAAACAACTATTGAGGGAGAAAGTTATATTACATTTCATCCAAACACAATCGTATATGCTATACCTGCGAATACTGTATTAGCGAATACTATCTCAAAAGCAAATATAGGTGTAGTATTTCATACAACTTATAAAGGATCTTTGGGTAAGCTTACAGCTGAGTTTGGGCAAAGCATTGTAGATAGATTTAAAAAGATATCAACTATATGGGTGGACGATGCAACTTACAAAGATGTTTCAGGGTCTGCTACATTTACAAAAACTGAATTAGCAAATCTAGATGCATTACTTGAAAGAGTAGAGAAACTTTTTGCTAAAATTAATTCTAAAGCTATAACTGACATTCAAGCTGATAAAGAATTACTTGAATTAATTAAAATATATAATAATTCTAAAATTAAAGAGGGTGAAAAAATAATAAACGTGAAAGCACACGTTGCTGGATTATTTCATTTTATAGCCGATCGTTATAAAGAAACTATCGATAGCAAGAAAACAGAAAAAGCAAAAGAAAAGTATAAAGCTGAAAAAGAAAAAGTTTTAAAGTATTTTTCAGCTCATAAACAAGAAGATATTATAGCAGTGTTTGAACTTACAAATGCAATCGCAGATGCTAAAAAGGTCATTATATCAAAGATGAATGAAGCTTCTGAAATCGGTACTTTTTTAAGAACAAATAAAGGTTTTATTCCAACAGGTGTAGAGGGTTTTGTAGCTATTGATAAGATAGGAAATGCTATAAAAATCGTTGATAGACTCGAGTTTTCACGAGCCAATTTTTCTCCAGATATATTAAAGGGCTGGCAAAGGTAAATCCTTAAATATACTAAATATAGGCATATTAAACCTCTTTAAAGCCCATTAGAACGGATACGTTTAGGGTTTGAAGGGTTTTACTTAATACGGATGGATAAATTGAAACATGAAAACAATAAAACAACTAATATCGGAATTACCAAGCAAATCTCTTATATTTGCATTTGGTCGCTTCAACCCGCCAACTATTGGGCACGAACTTTTGATCTCAAAAGTTGAAGCACTTTCAAAGAAAACATCAATCCCATATCGTATTTACGCAACAAGTACTCAGGATAAAAAGAATAATCCATTATCTCAAAAAGATAAAATTAAATATATGGAAAAATCTTTTTCAAATCCGAATATCTATGCTGCTAAAGGAAACATCATACAATTACTTCAGAGTTTTGAAAGAGAAGGAATTAAAGAAATTCATTTAATCGTTGGTAGTGATAGAGCAAAAGAATTTGAAACTCTCTTAAATAAGTATAATGGAAAAGATTATAAATTTAATAAAATAGAAATTCATTCAGCAGGAGAAAGAGATCCTGATAGTGATAATGCTGATGGTATGTCAGCAAGTAAGATGAGAAGTGCAGCAAACGATGGAGATTATAAATCTTTTGCTAAAGGTGTCACTAAAAAACTTACTGATGTTTATGCTAAAAAAATGTATAATGATGTTCGTAAAGGTCTTGGATTAAAAACAGAATCTTTTGAAATCAATATATCAAATAATTCAAATGAATTAAGAGAAAAATATTTTAAAGGTGAAATATTAAATATAGGAACAACAGTACAAGACGAAAAAGGAGTCTATGAAATTATGGATAGAGGAACAAACTATATCACAGTTATAAATGAAAATGGAGAGTTAAGTAAAAAGTGGCTTGACTCTGTTAAAGAAGTTATTACTGATATGAAATTTAATGAAACAAAAATTGAAAATCAAGTTTCATTTAAAGGATTTACTACTAAAAATTTTGAAGTTGTTAAAGAATTAAAACCAATTATTGAATCAATTATAGCATCAGAAAAAGATTCAATCGCAATAATTAATACTCTTAAGTCATTAGATGAGTCTCTTGGGTATTATAAACAAAATAAAGATTTATTTAAAATTCCTCTTCTTAAAGGAGTTGATGCTTTAAAGAATATAGATCATGCAGTATCTGGTATGGTAGCTGACATGATATTAAAACTACCAAGACAAAATATGGAAATAACAGAAGCAAATATGATTAATTACACAGGAGCAGATAAAATTAAAGTAGCAAGAATTTTAGCTGGTGCATTTGGTGTAGATTCACCTGAAAAGATGTCAAGTCCAGAACAATTAGTAAATACTGGATTAAGATTAATGCGTACAAAAAGAATTACACCTGAATTAAAAGGTGTAATATCAAGTATGTTAAGTACAGCTGATATGTTAGGTATAAAATATGATAAGAGTCTTATACCAACAGCAATGAAGCAAGATAAAGATACAGTAGAAGAAAGTAAAGCTGAAAGAATTGCGTCAATGAGATCACGTATGTCTGATTTAGTTTCTAAATTAGGTGAAGTTAAACCAACTGACGCAGATGCTAAAACAAAAATGGCAATTATAAAATCAGATATTAATACATTAAGATTAAGAATAAATGATTTAACTTCTAAAAAAGAAGACATTGAAGTTTTAGACCCAGCTGGAATAGCTGCTGTAATCGATGATCCTTTATCACCTGCAGTTATGCCGTCATTTATAAAGTTTGGTGAATCAACTTGTGAGGTAAATGAAGAAATTTGCGAAACAGCACAAGCTGGTTTAGAAGCTAAAGCAAAAAAATCTGGTGTTCCATTAAGCATACTCCGTAAAGTATATAATCGTGGTATGGCAGCATGGAAAACAGGACATCGTCCTGGAACTACACCGCAACAATGGGCTATGGCAAGAGTAAATTCTTACATCACTAAAGGTAAAACATATCACACAGCTGACAAAGATCTACGTGAAGAAGATGATACATTAATAAAAGAAGAACCAAGAATACCTAGAAAAGATGGTCAGCCTGCAAACTCTAAAAAACATTCTGATTTATATACAGATGAAAATCCAAAGGGTACAATACACGGTTTAAAATTTGCCACAGTAGAAGATGCTGAGGAGAGTGTAATAAAAATTAAAAACAGTGATCGTTCACACGCACACAAGATACAAGCTGCTGTAGCGATGGAACAAAGAGCTAGAGTAATGGGCAAAGTATCTGCTGCAGCTGTTTATCGTAAGTTTATTAACTCTATGAAAAAAGATGAAGAAGTTTTAGCAAATGAAGAACGTAAAACTACTCCTAAAGATAAAGAAACTGGATTACCTAAGAAATACGTATCAGGTCTTTCAGACAAAACAGCTCAAAAACGTGCTGATCATTTTGAAAAGATGAGTAAAAAAAGCGATAAAGACCCTGAAGCATATAAACCAGCTCCGGGAGATAAAGATGCTAAAACAAAAGTATCTAAACACACTCAAAAATATAGAGATATGTTTGGTGAAGATATGGACGAAGAAGTTTTTGAAGCATGCTGGGATGGGTATAAACAAATTGGATTTAAGAAAAAAAATGGTAAACAAGTTCCAAATTGTGTACCTGAATCTAATAAAGTAGAATCTGTTTTAAATTTAATACGAAGAATTAGAGAACAGAAAAAAACTATGTTAGTTGCGAGACCAAATAATTTAATGAAACCTGGACAAGAAAAAGTTTTACGAATACCTGTAAGTAAATGGCCAGATTATCGTAAAAGAGGATTTATACAAGCAGAGGAAAAAGAAAATAAGGTTGAATAATAAGATTCATAATGATAACCAATAAAGGAGATTATTGTTATGGCTCGAAAAAAGAAACTCACAGTAAAAGGATTAAAAAGATTAGCACCAAAAGTGCCAGATCTTACTTGTCCAATTATTGATGAAGCAATTAATAAAGTACAAAACTCTTTTAATATTAGTGCTAAAAAATATATATTAAATAAAAGAGAAGTTGAACAATTTAAAAAATTAATGAACAAGATACGTAAGGCGAATAATACTTTAAGGGAGTCTGGTAGATTTTGGTATGAACAAATGAGAGATTATATAGAACCAGATAATCTAAAAAGTTATGATTAATTTATATCATATAACAATCATAAAAAAGGAGTATTATGTTTGTCACGATTGGACTGATCATTTTTATTCTTGTTATGGCTTATATAATAATTAACCAAGAAGATTAAAAACTATGAAATTTTTTTTAAATCATATGGCGATACAACTAAAAGTGCTACTTTACATAGTAGCACTTATTAGTCTATTTTACATAGGTTTAATTGTTGGTCATTACAGAGAATTAAAAGAAAATTGTTTAAAAGACAATAACAAATGTGATATTTCCAATTCTGTTAGAATAGCTTCTGTTATAGATTTATCAAGATTAAAAAAAGAAAATGATACCCGTAGATAAAAATAAAAAAGATAATATTGCTAGAAGCATTCTTACATATAAAGATTTTGTAAGATTACTAAACATACAGAATTTTAAAAGCCAAAATATTCAACAAACCTTTGGAGAAGGAATGTTTAAAAATATGGCGATTGATTTAGAAGATTTGTCAGCTGATGAATTTAAAAATAAGTATAAAATTACGAAAGCAGAAGCACTACGTAAATATGGTAAAACTGAATCCGTTATTGATATACCACAAAAAACTTATTCAAAATTAATTTTTGATGATGCTGATACAGAAGAACCAAAATTAAAATCATCAGTAAGAGAAATTATATTAAAACAAATAGAAGAATTTAAAAAGAAAGCACCAGTAATTAAGTTTAGTTTAATAGGTTCAATACTTACAAAACAATATAGAGATGATGCTGACTTAGATATAAACGTATTATTTGATGTTCCTGAAAGTCAAAGAGATGAAAAGAGATTAGAAATAGCTAAATCATTAAAAGACATAAATGGTAGAACAGTCCCAGGAACTAATCATCCAATTAATTATTTTGTATTAACAGATCCTAAGTTAAAAGAAAGAAATGATAATTTAAGTGATGGTATTTTTGATGTTCAAAAAAATGAATTTATTAAAAAACCAATACCATTTAAATTTAATCCTGAAAAATACGCAAAAGAATTTGAAGAAAAAGTAAAAAGATTAGATGTAGTTAAAGGTGAATTAGAAAGAGATATAATTGATTATCAAGATTTAAAACGTTTAGATCCAGATAATGTTGAAAACTTAAAAGAAATTATATCAACTAAGATAGGTGAAATTATGTCAGGAATTAAAGCATTAGTAGATGCTGGTGATCAAACACTTAAAGATCGTAAAGAAGTGTTTGATGCAGACTTAACACCAAACGAAATACGTGAGTACGGTAAAAAGAATGCTTTACCTAAAAACGTTATTTACAAAATGCTTGAAAAATATCACTACTTAACGTTTTATAAAAAATTAAAAGAAATAATCAAAGATGGAGAAGTTTCTGATAAAGAAATAGATTCAATAAAAGAATCAGATGATCCTTATAAATCTAAATTCGATTTTGGTTTAGACGATTATGAAATGGATGCAATTATTCGTAAGTATGATCACGAAGATCCACTTGAAGATGATGATTATTTAGATATATATGATGATGACGAGTTAGATATAGTTGACGATGAAAATACTACTTACGATGTTCCTATGATTAAAGAAATTCTTTCAAGACCAGAACGTATTAAATCACGTATCCGTTTTGCTAGAACAAAAGGACCAAGGACTGCTAAATTACGTCTTGCATTAAAAAGACCATCTTCAATGGCAGTAATAAACAAGAGAGCAAGAAGACTTGCTATTAATAAAATTAAAAGATTGCTTTTTAAAAAAGCACCATCGAGTATGGGAGTAGCTGAGAAAGAACGTGCAGAAAGACGTTTACAATCATTACCAAAATCTTATATTGATAATTTTGCTATGAAGCTTGTTCCCACTGTTCGTAAAATAGAAAAAATTAGGTTGTCAAAATAGTTATGAAAAAATTTAAACAATTTAAAAAAGAATACGTAGATTTAGTTTGTGAAAATAGAACATACGAACCTGAGATTACATCAGAAGCAACGTATCAAGGAAGAACTGTCACTTTGAATTCTCCTTTTAGAACACCAAGTGGACCAAAAAAGTTTGCTGTTTATACTAAAAATGAATCAGGAAATGTAGTAATTGTAAGATTTGGTGATCCAAATATGGAAATAAAAAGGGATGATCCTGCTCGACGTAAAAATTTTAGAGCAAGACATAATTGCGATAATCCAGGACCAAAATGGAAAGCAAGATACTGGAGCTGTAGACAATGGCGTGCTGGAGCAAAAGTAGAAGCATAGATAAACTAAATAGAATTTGAAGGTAAATAATATATAAACAATAAGGATATAAAATGAGTGAAACTAAAGTAGTTAATGAAACAAACGCTAAAACTGAAGTACCAACAGCAACAAAAGTAGAAACAAAAACTGAAGTAAAAACTGCACCAATAGCTGAGGTAAAAGCTGACACTAAAGTTGAAACAAAACCAACTGAGGTTAAACAAGAAGTTAAACAAGAAGCACCTAGAAATAAATTAATAGATGGTGCGGTATCAGCATTAGATAAAAATTTAGATTTTAGAGTGTAAATAAAAAATGGAAGAAAACTTTAAGAAAAAAATATTAAAAAAACTATCAGCTCCTATATCGGATTATTTAAAAAAGAAAAAAACTTTAAATAGTGAAGTCGATCCTGGAGAATATGATAGCGAAGGATCTATGGCTAAAAGCCAGTTGACTTCAATATTAAATAATGCTAAAGAGATAAAAGAAATGCTTTCTGATAATGATAATTTACCTGAATGGGTTCAGAGTAAAATTACAAAAGCAGAAGATTATATATCTACATGTAAAAATTATTTACAATCAGAAAAGACAGAAAAATCTGAAAGTACAAGTTTTAAAGAATACGCAAAAGAAATTTAAGAATTGAATTTTTTATTATCTATATTATATATGCATATATAAACAAAAGGAAATACAATGGCACTATTTGGAAACAAAGACACAAAAGCAATAACAGGTACAGTTGATGTGACTAACGGGTCACCAACTTTAACTGGTACTGGAACTACATTTACTACTGAATTAAAAACAGGAAACAGTGTAGTAATAGCATCAGTTGAATACAAAGTTATTTCTATTACGTCTAATACAGTAGCGACATTGCATAAAAACTACGCTGCTGCTACAGCTGCAGGTCTTACTATATCTGCAAACGAACAGCCTGCTTTTGTAGCAGATGCTGATCTCGCACATGTTTATGGTGTAGACACAACAGAAGCTGGTGTAGCTGCAAACAGAGCAAAAGGTCTTCACACACCAGGATGGGTTAAATATAAAACTTATACTGATGCTCAAAACACAACAAGACATAAGTCTGAAGTTTTAGTTGCTATGTCGTCTATAACTGGTGATGCTGCAGATGATGCAGTTGTCGCTGATAGTTAATAAATAATTAAACAATCCTAGAGTTGGGGTGATTAGATACAAATAATCACCCCCTCTATAACATTTAATAGGAGAAAACAATGGCTGATCAAAAGATATCAGATTTAACCGCTGCATCAAGTGCTGCTGGTGCAGATCTATTTACACTCGTACAGGGTGGTTCAAACAAAAAAATAACAATAACAAATTTTCTAGCAAACTTGAATTCTGCTGTAATAGTAAATTCAAATGGAGCTGACCAAGATACTCGTATATCTGGAGATAACGATAACAATTTAATATTTGTTGACGCATCTACTGATAAAGTCGGTATCGGAGTTTCAACACCATCTGAAAAATTAGATGTTGCAGGTAATTTAGCAATATCAAATGGATTTTTACGTTATTCACAAACAGCACAAGCTGCGACTGGTAATGCTGCTGCGAGTTTATCGACAGCAATAACTAACTTTACATTGTCATCAGGTGGTGATTCTTTATCACTTGCTGCAGGATCAACAGGTCAAGTTAAGATTATAAATGTAATAGCAGGTGCTGGTAACGTATCAATTAACGTTGCTGCTCGAGTAGGTTTTACAACCATCAATAGTAATACTGTTGGTGCATCGATTACATTGTTAGCATTAGCTAGTGGATGGATTATTTTATCAGCTAGAAATATGACAATCGTATAATTATATAATTAAGGTTTAAATTATGACATATGATGTAAAAAATAAAATTGAAGAATATTCTAATATACTGAAAGAAAAACAAAGTTTTTTAATTCAACTTCGAAGTACAACAGCTCAAACTATAAAAGAAATTGATATGTTGACTGGTGCTGTACAAGCATTAAATGAAGTAATTAATTCAACTAAAATAAAAGAAGAATCTTCAACCAAAGATAATGACAGAGCAGAAACTAACGGAAAATAATTTCCTAAGTTATGCTATTAAAAATTATGATAATCCTACTATTGGGAATTTATCAGAATTTGAAGATGATTTAAAAAGATTTATTCATCTTTCTAAACTGTTAAAAAGGTATAAACTTTCTTCAAATGTAGAAGATTTAAAAGAAAGACTTATATTAAATCATATAATTATTATCTATAATCTTTGGCAACAATCTGCGACAAAAATGTTGTTTTTTAAGATAGGTGAAGAAAATTGGAATATTTTAATTCCTTTTCTTGCTTATCTTGGAAGACTGCCTGAGTTTATTCCAAACACAGCAGTTCGTACAACAAGTTTGCCGATTGATGAAAATGTACAAAAAAAATTAAGAGAGATATAATGGCAAATTTAGTAGTAGATAATCTTATTGCTTTAAGAATTTTATATTTGCTTGTAACACCTTTCGTAAAAACAAAAGCATACGAATATAAAATTATTGACGATAAAGGGAATTATCTTAAAAAATATTCAGAATTAAAAACAACAGCAGAACGTCAATCGTTTTCATATTTACATAGATTAGTTTTTAAACTAAAAAGATTATTAGCAAAACTGCCAGGAGGAGACAATCGTCTTAAATCTTTAGTTGCAGCATTATATTTAATTAAAGAGTTTTATATTAAGAAAGAATCATTATATCTTGTTGAGTCAAGATACAATGAGTTATTATTATCTAACGAAACACTGAGTAAAGACGAACAAGAAGTTAAAGAATTTTTAAATGATTTTTATTTAATTGAAAAAGTGAATGAAGACATAGCAAATGTTTCAGGTGTTGGTGTAAGTACAGACCAACCAGTTGTATCTAAAAAAGCTGCAAGACGTTATGCTATGTTTAATGTAAAAGATGCAGTATATAATAAATTTAAAAATGGTAAAACTAAATGGACTCGTTGGTCTGAATATTTAAACTTAGAGGATGAAGGGGAGGCAATGATTTATAACTTTGCTCGTAAAAATCCTAAAGGAATTATAGTTTTAAAAAATGGTAATAATATAAAAGCGATTAGGTTTAATCGTTTTGGTGGTGGTAATTGGTCTTCAATTACAAGAAATAAAGAATCAGATATAGCAAATGTAGTAGCAACAGAATTAAATTAATTTATGTTTGAATTTTTAAGTATAAAATCATTAAGTAGTTTTTTTACATTATCTACATTGTTAACATTTATACCTGACTTTGTATTTCATGGAATATTTCTTACAGGTCTTGTAGGATTTATAATCACATCTATTCCTCTTATACCAATCCCAATGAAGTTTTTATATCGTATAATTTTTTTAATTTTATTGATAGGAGGAACTTGGTTAGAAGGATTAAATTATGCGGTTAGCTCTTCTAATACTAAAAAGATATTAAAAGAAAGTAAAGATAAAATAAAAACATACGAAAAACAAATAAAAGACTTATCTGAAGCATCAGATAAAAATTTAGAAAGAATAGTTAAAAAAATAAATGAAAGAGGTGAAAATGTTCATGATAAAATATCAAAGATTATTCCTGATAGTCTTAATAAGCAGTGTGCTCTTCCTTATGATGTCAAATTGCTCCATAATGAAGCCATCACAGGGTTCTCTGAAATACCCAACTCCACCAGAGGTGCTGATGGAAAATCCAAAACAAATGAAAACGATAAAGTAGAATTAAGAACATTATTAGAAACAACTGTAGATAATTATACAGAATGTAATATAATACGTGAAAAATTAATCGCTTTACAAGCTTGGGTAAGAGAAGCAGAAAGATTAAATAAAAATGTCAAATAACAATGAAAACGGAAACGGAAACGGAACTGTTAAATCACGTTTCGTTAAAATAGTGGCTGACATTGACTTACTTAAAATATTATTAAGTAAACTTGATAAAAATGTAGACAAATTAGCAGATGCTTCAGTAGAAGTAAGTAAGTTAATTTCCAAACATGAAGTAAGGATTGAAAATAACGAACAAAAATCTGAGAATTTAAATAGTGAGATACACGAATTAAATATGCGTATAATGGAAATACATAAAGAAATTAAAGAAGTAAGTAATCATTTATCAAATACTAGTTCAAGTAGTATTGAGAAATTATCGAACCAAGTACATAATATTGAACGTTGGAAATGGTATGCTGCAGGTGCTATTTTAGCAATTACCGTTGGTGTGGAATATAAGAATATAGCCGAAATATTATTAAAAATCTTTAGTTAAAGGGCTTTACATACAAATTAAAACATAGTATAATATTTACATAGAAGTTAAAATATAATATAATATTATCGTTATGTTGTTTACTGACATTAAATATGTTGAATTAGTAGCTCCTAAATTAAGGAACTTTAAAAAGAAAAATACTTATCTTTGGAATTTTAGTTGTCCAATATGTAAAGATTCCAAACGTAATATATTAAAAGCTAGAGGGTTTATATATAAAATAAAAAATAATTTAAACTTTAAATGCCATAATTGTGGTGCGAGTATGGGGTTTAGTAATTTTTTAAAATTCGTAGATTCTAGATTAGAAAATGAATACAATATTGAAAAATATAAAAGCAATTCTAAAGTCGGATTTTTTAAAGAACCGATTAAAGACTTCTTTGACCAATTTGACAAACCTAAACAAGAGGATAAGAGAACAGATAAGAGAGAAATTATATCTGGTCTTCCTAATGCTGAGTGCGCAACCTCTTTCCAAAGTGAACACCCTGTTCAAAAATACTTATCAAAACGTAAAATACCAACTGAATACTTTGCATCTTTATATTGGGTTAATACATTTAAAAAATGGGTTAATGAAAATATTGCGCCAAAGTTTGCTTCGACTGAAGAAGATCATCCTAGATTAGTAATACCATTTTATGATAAGAAAAAGAATTTACTTGCGATACAGGGGCGTACTTTAGGAAAAGAGTTACCAAAGTATTATACAATTAAAACAAATGAAAAAAACGAAAAAATATTTGGTTTAGATAAATTAGATGAAAGTAAAACTATTTATGCTGTTGAAGGACCAATCGATAGTATGTTTTTACCAAATGCTGTTGCTGTTGCAGGTACTTCTTTTGATAGTAAAAGACTTTTAAAAAATAAAGAAAGAGTAATTGTAATAATAGATAATGAACCAAGAAATGTTGAGGTTTGTAAATCAATATATAAATGTATGAAATTGGGTTATGGAGTTTGTTTATTTCCTTCAAATATATCTGGTAAAGATATAAATGAAATAGTTTTAAAACAACCTAAATTAAATATAGTAAATTTAATTAATGAAAATACGTATCGTGGTCTAGAGGCAGAACTTGCTTTTAATAAATGGATACGTTGTAAAATATAAAGGAAACATGAGCGACAATAATAATACGATCGATATAACTAAAATACAAGAACAACAAAGACGTATAGAGCAAGAACAAAACGTTCTTCTTCAACCTCTTTGGAGATCAATTATGAATATTAAAACACCTAGACAAGCTATCTCTTGTGCTTCTGCGATGATAGTTGCTGGTAAAGATTTATTAGTTTTAGAATTAGGTGCTGATACTGCTAAAAACTTTATAGATAATTTAAAGTATGATACTCTTGACTTAGTTACAAGCAAGAAAATAGAAATACAAAATGAATTAGATAAAATAGCAAAAGAAGCTGTTTCACCTACAGTAGTCAAAGCTGACTTTACAAAGAAAAAAGAAAAAGAAATTACTGAATAATTAAATGTTAAATTGGTTATTTTTTACTATACCTGCAAACAGAAGAGTTCATTACTTTTTTTGTTTATGTCTTGTTATATGGATTATACCTGAGTACTTATTTAAAATGCAGTTTACAATGTTAATGCAGTTTATAAACTTCATAACATTTGATATATTATATTACCGTATGTTGTTAATTGAATCACAATTCAAAGATGGAGATGATGATTAAATGCCTAGATATAATATAAAAGATTTTACAATAGGTCATAACGAAGAAACGTTTCAATTTTTTACAGACTTAGCAAAACGACATAAAGCACTAGTGCTTGAACAAGATAAATTAATGAAAGATGTGTCTAGTATTGAAAAGTTAGATATAACAGAGACACTTGATATTATAAGAAAAGCGGAACAAAATTTAAAAGAGAAAGAATTAAAAGATAAACAAAATGAATAAAACTCTTTTAGAAATTGATAATAGACAATTAACTATATTTGATGACCTATACACAGCAGCAGATAGAGAAAGACTTTATCATTTTTGTTCAACAAGACATTTTACTACAGATGGAAGTGACACACCAAGATTAGAATATAAAGGTGACTTTAATTTATATTGTAATCTACTTGCGAGTAATCAATTAGAACAATCAAACTTCCTTAATTTAGAAGGAACTAAGCAGATACTTTCTATGTTAAATGGATATGAGATTATTCAAGCAAGAGTTAATTTAAGTACGCTTCATGATAAAAACCGTTTTCATTGTGATGCTGCAGGATCGAATGATGTAAGAACTATATTATACTATCCTAATATGACATGGAATATTGAATGGGGTGGTTATACTATGTTTACTAATCAGAATATGAGTAAATTAGAATATTGTTCTTTTTATATTCCAGGAAGAGTAATACTTTTTGATGGTACTATACCACATTGTATTTCATCACCAAATCCATCGGCTCCAACTTATAGATTTAGTTTCGTAATTCAATATTACAAATAGTAGCTTATGACAATAGAAATTTATAATGACATACGAGTAGATTATACTCGTGATTCCTTATTCGATAATGCTGGAATAAAACGTATGAAAGAATCTTATATGAAAGATGAAGAAACATCTCCTCAACAAAGATTAGCTTTTGTAAGTAAAACATTTTCTTCAAATAAAGAACATGCTCAAAGACTCTATGACTATTCTTCAAAACATTGGTTATCTTATTCTACTCCTATACTTTCATTCGGAAGAAGCAAAAGAGGATTACCAATTTCTTGTTTTTTAAATTATATAGAAGATACAGCTGAAGGATTAGTTAAAAATCTTTCAGAAACTAATTGGTTGTCAATGGTTGGGGGTGGAGTTGGTATAGGATTTGGTATAAGATCAGCTGATGATAAATCAACTGGTGTGTTGCCACACTTAAAAATATATGATGCATCTACACTTGCTTATAGACAAGGACGTACAAGAAGAGGCTCTTATGCTGCTTATCTTGATATATCACATCCTGATATAATTGAATTTTTAGAAATAAGAAAACCAACAGGTGATCAAAATGTTCGTTGTTTAAATATACATCATGGTATTAATATACCAAATGAGTTTATGGAACTTATTGAAAAATGTATGTTAGATATAGATGCAGATGATAAATGGGCTTTACGTGATCCACATACAAAAGAAGTTAAAACTTATATAAGTGCTAGAAATTTATGGCAACGTATATTAGAAATGCGTATGATGACTGGAGAACCATATATTCATTTTATTGATACCTCAAACGAAAATCTTCCTTCTTTCCTAAAATCAAAAAATTTAAAAATTAATCAATCAAATCTTTGTTCTGAAATTATATTACCAACAAGTGTTGAAAGAACTGCTGTTTGCTGTTTATCTTCAGTTAATTTAGAATATTTTGATGAATGGAAAAAAGACGACCAGTTTTTAGCAGATATAGCAGAGATGTTAGATAATGTTCTTACATTTTTTATATCTCACGCTCCGAATGCTATATCAAGAGCAAAATACTCAGCTGAAAGAGAAAGAAGTATCGGAGTTGGTGCACTCGGATTTCATGCTTACTTACAAATGAAAAACATTCCATGGGAATCAGCTATGGCTGTTTCTGCAAATACAAGAATGTTTATGCATATAAGAAATTTGTTAGATAAAGCAAATATTAAACTTGGTAAAGAAAGAGGTGAAGCACCAGATGCGATTGGAACAGGGCAAAGATTTTCTCATGTAATGGCTATCGCACCAAATGCTTCATCCTCTATCATAATGGGAAATACATCACCATCAATTGAACCATTTAGAGCAAATGTTTATAGACAAGATACTCTTTCTGGAGCGTCTATAAATAAAAATAAGTACTTAGATAAATTAATAAAAAAATATATTGATAAAAACGATAAACTTGATTATGATAAAATTTGGTCTAGTATTATAATGAATGATGGTTCAGTTCAACACTTAGAATTTTTAAAAGATAACGAAAAAGAAACTTTTAAAACAGCTATGGAAATAGATCAACGTTGGATTATAGAACATGCTTCAATACGTCAAGAGTTTATAGATCAAGCACAATCAGTTAATTTATTCTTTAGACCAGATACAGATGTTAAATATCTGCACGCTTGTCATTTCATGGCTTGGAAAAAAGGTTTAAAAACTTTATACTATTGTCGTAGTGAAAAAATTGGTAAAGCTGATAAAGTCGCAAAGAAAATTGAACGAAGAATTATTGAAGAAATTGAAATGAAAGATTTAACAAAAGAGGATACATGTTTAGCATGCGAGGGCTAAGAAGAAGATTAAAAATATGGATTACTGTATTACTTTTAACTGTAATATTTTTAACATTAGCATCATGTATTCCAGCTTTTAAAAAATTATTACCATCATCATATGACGATAATGAAATGTTAATGATTTCAAATTTAAGATATGATGTAAGGCAAGTACAATGTACTGGTGATAAATCACATGAAACCATAACAAAAATATGGGAAGGAAAAGAAAAGTTATATTACTATTCATCAGCAAAAGAGAATGAAGATGTATTAAAAATGATAAGACCATTTTCTGAAAGTATGAGAGGTCTTTATGACTCTTCTAAATCAGGAAACATGAAAGAAATTTACTGTATTGAAAAAGTAATTAATTTAACAAAACAAGTGGATATTATAGCAAATGCACTTGCAGCAAGGAACAAATAATTATGAGTATAACTGACGCAATAAATTCTATGCAGGAATTAACACATTCTGAGAATACATGGATAAGAGAAAAGGCAAATAAAGTATTAAGATATAATCATCAACATGAAACAGGACAACTATCAACAGCTGAATATACAGACCTGTTAAATGATTTAGCACGTATCGAAGAAATACAAGAAGAAGCAGATACGATGAAATATAAAGCAGCAATAGAAAAGTTTATTACGACAGCATTTTCACTACTTAGTTAATATTATGTTTGTATTTAAAAAAATAGATAATTGGTTTACTGACGAGGAACGTTTAAATATAAAAAACAAAGTTGAATACTTTAAAGCTGATTGGAGACATATAAAAGATACTCCTTTAGCAAAATCTGATAAACTTTTAGCAGCACAAAATCCTGACCTTTATAAGTCGGCAGAAAATCAATATTTCTTAGGTGATGCTACATATGTACTAGAAAAACTAGATCAAAGGAATAAAACTTTATCAGAAAACCTAAATGTATCGTTTTTTGATTTATATGATAAAATAGTAAATACAGTTAAAGGTATAACAGGTATGCCTACTTCATATTTGAAAGAATATCCTCGTCCAGGATTCCATGTATTTAGAGGTAAACAAATACCACATCCTTTTGAATATCATATAGATACTACGATATGTAGATATGATCCTAACTTTAAACCACAAGATTGTTATTCATTTTTATCATTAATTGAGTCTCCAATCAATGATCCAGCTGGTTTAGAATATAAAGATACAGATGATTTTGATTCATTAAAAGATTATCCTGAAAAAATAAAACTATATGATTTAAATACTTTTTATTATTGGAAAGGTGATCATTATCATAGAATGAAAAGGTTTGGTATGAATGATGGTGAAAGTAGGATTACTTTACAAGGGCATTACGTACTTAAAAATAACAGATCATATATTTACTGGTAAGATTATGAAACGTTTTTCTTTCGCTGAAATACAAAACTTTTTCTCAGAAGGTGAACGAAACCAAATAGCTAGAAAAGTTTTAGAATTAAAACCACATTGGAAAAAGTTACACAATTATAATATATACAAAAGTAGTGTTTATTTAAAGTCTGATTATTCTAAAAATCAGTATCTACTTGGTGATAGTATATATCCACTTAAACCCAAAGATACGAGTGAAATAAACAAGGAGGTTCAAGGAATACTCCTAAAAGAATTTAAAGAATTAATATATGAAAAATTAATTAATAAAATAGGTGTTTGGTTTGAAGTTTTTAATTATAAAGGAACTGAGTTTTATCCAAATTTACCAATCCCAGGATTTCATATTTTTGATGGAAAACAAATAGCTGAGCCATTCGGATGGCACACTGATACGACACTTTGTTTATGGGAAGATAATATAGATCCTAAAAGATTATTTTCTTTTTTATCTCCAATCATGATGCCACAACAAGGAGCACACTTAGAGTGGTTAATGGTATCAGGAAAAGAAAGTACAATACCATATGAATATGGTACATTGCATTTATGGAGTGGTATTGAAAAACACAGAATAGGTCGTCACGCATTAGCAAATTATGAAAAACGAATTACATTACAAGGACATATATATATTAATCCAACAGGAAAAGTACAATTATTTTTTTAACTTAACATATAGAGGAACATGAACGTGCCAAAAGAAGCAGTAAAATCATTAACCGAAGAAAGAAACTACTTTAAACCATTTAACTATCCATGGGCTTATGACGCATGGCTTAAACATGAACAATCACATTGGCTTCATACTGAAGTACCAATGCTAGAAGATGTAAAAGATTGGAAAACCAAATTAACACCGCCACAAAAACATTTTCTTACAAATATCTTTAGATTTTTTACACAAGGTGATATTGATGTAGCAGGTGGTTATGTAATGAACTATCTTCCATATTTTCCACAACCAGAAATTAGAATGATGATGTGTGGATTTGCCGCACGTGAAGCTTTACATATAGCAGCATATTCTCATTTAATTGAAACATTAGGTTTACCAGAAGCAACTTATAATGAATTTAATAATTATAAAGAGATGGCGGCAAAACATAATTACTTTGTAGACCTAGCATCTAAAAATACAAATAGAGCAAATATTGCTATAAGTATCGCAGCATTTTCAGCATTTACTGAAGGTATGCAATTGTTTTCATCTTTTATTATGTTATTAAATTTTCCAAGACATGGGCTCATGAAAGGTATGGGTCAAATAGTTACTTGGTCAATGGTAGATGAAACACAACATTGTGAAGCAATGATACGTGTGTTTAGAACTTATATTGAAGAAAATAATGAAATATGGAACGATTCTCTTAAAAAGAAAATATACGATATCGCTGAAAAGATGGTAGAATTAGAAGATAATTTTATTGACCTCGCTTTTTCTATGGGCGATATGCAAAATTTAAAAAGAGAAGAAGTAAAAGAGTATATTCGTTATATATGTGACCGAAGACTCATTTCAATGGGTTTAAAGGGTATTAATAAAAGAAAAATAAATCCACTTCCATGGGTAGAAGAAATGATGAACGCTCCTATACATGGAAACTTTTTTGAAAATCGTATTACTGATTATGCAAAAGGATCTCTAAAAGGTGATTGGGGAGATGTTTGGGGAGCTAAAAAATAAAATGATTACAGTTAAGTTTCATTGTAATTCTTGCGAAACTAAAGGTAAAGTATCTTTTTTTTCAGAAGATAATTCATTAAACCAAAGTGATATTGCTTATTGTCCAATTTGTGCTCATGATATAACCAATAACGAAGATGAAGAGATTGAGGATAATGAAGGGATCGAATAAATACACGTATGACAAACTGGTTATACGAACAAAAAGAATTTACTGATTGCTCTAAGTATTTTGGTTTTATTTATTCAATTACAAATAATTTAAATAATAAAAGTTATATAGGGCGTAAATATTTTACATCAGCTAAAACTAAAAAGCCACTTAAAGGGAGAGTAAACAAAAGACGTTCAAGAATAGAAAATGATTGGAAAGATTATTGGGGATCCTCTCCAGCATTTTTAAAAGAAGTAGAAACAGTAGGGAAAGAAAATTTTAAAAGAGAAATACTTCGACTTTGTAAAACAAGAGGTGAAGTTAATTATTGGGAAGTAAAATATATGTTTGAGTTTGATGTATTAAATGCGAAACTTCCTAATGGTGAAAACAAATATTATAATGAAAATATAATGATGAAATTTACAAGAACAAATATAGGAAAATGAATCTTAAAACTTTTAGATTCTTAGTACATATAAACAATCAGAGTCCAGGAATTATAATTGAACAACGTGCATTAAATGTTACTCAAGCTACTCAAGCAGTTCAGGCGATGTACAAAGATTCAAAAGTAGTATTTTATGGAATAATAAACGAAAAAAATTAAATGAAAACAATATTACTGATTAATGCGTTATTTTTATCATCTATCGCTGCATTTTATGCTATCACTGGTTTAACAGCAATATTCGCAACAGCTGTAATTCCAATCGCAATTATGGGAGTAGCATTAGAATCAGCAAAATTAGTTATCGCATCTTGGTTATATAGAAGATGGAATGATATTACAAAAGTAATGAAATATTATTTTAGTGTATCATTAATTGTGCTTATGCTTTTAACAAGTATGGGTATCTTCGGATTTTTAAGTAAAGCACATTTAGATCAAGCAGTTCCGACAGGGGAAGTTGCTTCACAAGTTTATATACTTGATGATAAGATTAAATATCAAAGAAGTATTATTGACAGAAACCAAAAAGCAATTAAACAATTAGATGATTTAGTTGAACAAACTATTGGTAGATCTACAGACGAAAAGAGTATTGACAAAGCTACAACATTAAGAAGACAGCAAGAAGGACAAAGAAATAGATTAGTTAGTGAAATAGAAAAAGCACAAACTCAAATTAATACATTAACCAATCAAAGGGCACCGATAGCAAGTCAATTAAGAAAAATTGAAGCTGAGGTTGGTCCTATTAAATATATTGCTGCTTTAATATATGGTGATAAAATAGATGATACGATACTTGAAAAAGCAGTGAGATTTGTAATTATTACTATCGTATTTGTATTTGACCCATTAGCAGTTATGATGTTAGTAGCATGGAATAGAGAAATAGTCTTAGGTTCACCATCAAGTACTCTACCACCATCATCTACAATTAAACCTATAACAGAGATAAAAAAAGTATCAAAAGATATAATCGCTGATATAAATGCTAAGTTAAAAGAAACATTAAGTAAAATAAAATCAAATGATAAAGAAC